CTGCGGCCGGGCGAGAGCGCGACGCGCGCCGAGATCGCGGCCGTTCTGGCGCGCTTCGGGCGCAACGTGGCCCACCTGCTCTGAATGCAGAATCGACCCGTCGGGGATCCCCCCGGCGGGTTTTCACTTAATTTTTCTTAAAGCTGACAGTTTTCTCTGTCCGCGCACGCCGCGAATGTGTTAGGATAGACCCCAGAGGTGATACCATGGAAAACCCCGAGACCCCTGTCCGCATCCTCGTCGTGGACGACGAGCCGGACATCCGCAATATTTTACACATTCTGCTCTCGTCGCGCGGCTACGAGGTCGATGAGGCCGAAAACGGCCTGCGCGCCGTGGAGCTCGTGCGCGCGCAGCCGGACTATGACCTCATCATTCTCGACATCATGATGCCCGGCATGGACGGCGTGTCCGCCTGCGCGGAGATTCGGCAGCACAGCGTCGCGCCGATCCTGTTTCTGACGGCGAAGGCTCAGCCCGCCGACATGAGCGACGCCTACGGCAGCGGCGGCGACGACTATCTCATCAAGCCCTTTTCCAACCACGAGCTGTTCCTGCGGGTCGATTCGCTCATCCGCCGCTACCGCGTCTACCACGGCAAGGGCGACGCGCCGACGGTCATCGACGCGCTCGAGATCAACCGCGACAAGGGCACCGTGTGCAAAAACGGCCGCTCCGTCGAGATGACCAAGACGGAGTTTGAGCTGCTGCAGTACCTGATCGCCAACCGCGGCGCAGCCGTGTCCGCGCGCAAGCTCTACGAGGACGTCTGGCACGAGAAGTTCCTGCCCAGCTCTGCCAACACCGTCATGGTGCACATCCTCAAGCTGCGCAAGAAGCTCGAGGATGACCCCGCCAACCCGACGCTCATCCGCACGGTCTGGGGAAAGGGGTATCAGATTGATTAAAAAGTGGCGCTCGTCGATCAATGCGCGCATGATCTTCGTGCTCCTCGCGGCGCTGGCCGTGGGCGTGGCGTGCTATTTCGGCATAGACGCGCTCGGCACGGAGGTGATCGACCACTGGTATCTGAGCGATGACGCCGTCGCCGCGCGCAATCTGGAGCACGCGCGCAGCCTGCAGGAATACGTCAGCGCGCGCGGCGTGTCCTCGCGCGACACGCTGGCCATCGAGCAGTGGTCGCGCGGTGAGAAAAAAGCCAACGTCATCGTCTATCAGGCGGAGGGCGACCCGTACGAGGCCGGCTCGTGGGGCACGAGCGAGCTGCTCGACGACACTTCCCAGAGCGACATTGCCGACTTGGGCTACAGCTTCTTCACCCTGCAGTTTGCCGACGGGGAGTACCGCGTCGCCGTGTGCGACTATTCCGAGGCGTGGCTCTACAGCTATGTGAGCTTCGGCGCGCTCGTGCTGGGCTTCGTGATCTATTCGTTCATCGCCTTCGGCTTCACGCGGCGGCTCACGCGGCGCGTCACGCGCCTGTCGGAGGCCGTCGGCGCGGCGGGCGCGCTCAACCGGACCATCCCCGTCGTCGGCACGGACGAGCTCGCGCGCCTGGCGGCGAGCGTCAACACCATGCGCGACACGATCCTGGAGCGCACGCGCAACGAGCAGACCGCCTGGCAGGCCAACAGCGACCTCATCACTGCCATGTCGCACGACATCCGCAACCCCCTCACGTCGCTCATCGGCTATCTCGACCTGCTCGAGATGAGCCAGGACCGCCTGCCGGAGGACCTGCGCAGCTACGTGCTCGCCAGCCGCGACAAGGCATATCAGCTCAAGGACCTGACGGGGGAGATGTTCCGGTATTTTCTCGTCTTCAGCCGCGGCGAACAGGAGACGCACCCCGAGCCCTACGACGCGCAGATCCTCTGCGCGCAGCTGCTCGGCGAGTGCGCGGCCGAGCTGCGCAGCCGGGGCTTTGACGTCAACCTCCTGCTGCTGACCACGCCCTGCACCGTCACGACCGACGTGCAGATGCTCAAGCGCGTGACGGATAACCTCCTGTCGAACATCGAAAAGTACGCCGACCCCGCCGCGCGCCTGACCATTCTGGCCGAGTGCGAGGGCGAGCGGCTGCACGTCTGCTTTGCCAACCGCGCGCGCCGCGAGCTTGCGCGCGTCGAGAGCAACCACATCGGCCTGCGCACGTGCGAGGCGATCCTGCAGCTGCTCGGCGGGCAGTTTTTCACCCACCGTACGGGCGATGATTTCTCGGCCGAGTTCGTCCTGCCGCGCACGCCGCCGGACGCGGCGCAGGGCTGAGCGGATCGATCCCTCAGTCAGCCTGACGGCTGCCGGCTCCCTTTGCACAAGGGAGCCTATGAGGTGCGGGACGAACGCACGGTGCACCACCGGCAGCGCTGGAGGAAACCGCGGCTTTTCTGCCATGATGCTGGTCGAGCGGCACAGAAACGGAATCGCCAAGGTGTGTGACGTCAGGAAACACGGCATCCGCCTCGCTGCGCTCAGTACCTTTTTCCCGAGGGCAAGGCTTGGGTGCGCAGCGCAGGCAACGCTGTACCCGCCTCTCTACATAACAAATCCGCAAAAAAAGATCCCCGAAACGAACGTTTCGGGGATCTTCGCTCTGTATGGGTGATGGATCAGCGATCACACAATGCCCTGAGCCATCATGGCGTTGGCGACCTTCAGGAAGCCGGCAACGTTGGCGCCGAGCATCATGTTGCCCGGCTGGCCGCACTCGACGGAGGCGTCGTAGCAGGCCTTAAAGATGCTCTTCATGATGCCGTGCAGCTTCTCGTCGACTTCTTCGAAGCTCCAGCTCATGCGCAGGGAGTTCTGGCTCATTTCCAGACCGGAGGTGGCAACGCCGCCGGCGTTGGACGCCTTGCCCGGCGTGTAGAGCAGGCCGGCCTCGATGACCGCGTTGATGGCCTCGGGGGTCAGCGGCATGTTCGCACCTTCGAACACGGCCATGGCGCCGTTTTTGATGACGGCCTTCGCGCCCTCGAGATCCATCTCGTTCTGGGACGCGCACGGCATGGCGATGTCGCACGGCACGGTCCAGATGTTCTTGCAGCCCTCGTGGTACTCGCTGCCGGGCACTTCGTCAGCGTAGACGCTGATGCGGGCGCGGCGCTTCTGCTTGATGTCAAACAGCACGTCGAGGTTGATGCCGTTGGGATCGTAGACGTAGCCCTTGGAGTCGCTCATGGCGATGACCTTGCCGCCGAGCTCGGTGCACTTCTGCGCGCAGTACTGCGCCACGTTGCCGGAGCCGGACACGATGACCTTCTTGCCCTCGAAGCTGTCGTTTCTCAGGTGCTTGAGCACTTCGGCGGAGAAGTAGCAGATGCCGTAGCCGGTGGCCTCGGTGCGGGCGAGAGAGCCGCCGTAGGTCAGGCCCTTGCCGGTGATGACGCCGCCCTCAAAGCGGTCAACGATCTTCTTGTACTGGCCGTACATATAGCCGACCTCGCGCGCGCCGACGCCAATGTCGCCGGCCGGGGTGTCGGTGAACTGGCCGATGTGGCGATAGAGCTCGGTCATGAAGCTCTGGCAGAAACGCATGACCTCACCGTCGGACTTGCCGTGGGGGTCAAAGTCGGAGCCGCCCTTGCCGCCGCCCATGGGCAGGGTGGTCAGGGAGTTCTTCAGGATCTGCTCGAAGCCAAGGAACTTGACGACGGACAGGTTGACCGAGGGATGGAAGCGCAGACCGCCCTTGTAGGGGCCGATCGCGGAGTTGAACTGCACACGGTAGCCGCGGTTGACCTGGACCTTGCCATTGTCGTCCACCCAGGGTACGCGGAAGATGATGATGCGCTCGGGCTCAACGAAGCGCTCCATGAGGCCGGCTTCTTCCCACTCGGGGTGCTTGTCGACGACGTACTGGAGGCTCTCAAAGACTTCGTCAACGGCCTGCAGGAACTCGGGCTCGTTGGGGTGGTTCTTCTGAAGGTCGGCGAAAACGCGGTTCAGATATGCATTGTTGATCATTTTCTTACCTCTTTCTTGTTATTCACGTTGCTCTCAAAAACGGCCTGAGCGGCCAATTTCCTTTATCATGGTAACGCAAACGGAGAGGGATTGCAATATCCGTTTTCCATATAATTTCTCAATTTTTTTGTGCAAAAAGTCAGAAAGGACGCTTTAAATTGCGCTGTTTTCGTCAAAAAAACAACACTCCCGTGTAATAGCTGGCAATTTGCGACCGCCATTTTTATGCAGGTGCAAAAAAATCGCTTGACAAATTATTCTGACGAGTATAAACTAAGAGCGAAAGTTATCCAAATGCATAATAATTTTGCGGCCGGAAGGGAGGAATGCGGATGCGGCGATGCGAGGTGTGTTTTGCGCCGCTGCCGGCGTGGGAAGATGCGTACCTGTGGCCGTGCGCGCACGGCGGGCTGACGGTGTGCGCCGATTGCTTTGACACGCTCGTGGGCGGCCTGTCGCGGCGGGAGCTGGCCGCGCGCCTGAGCGCACCGGGAGCGTGAGGGGGGCGGAGCAGCAAAAACCCGCCCACGGTGTGGGCGGGCGGATCATGTGCGGTTTTTCTTCGCGGTGTTGACGGAGGCGATCCAGATTTTTTTCAGCTCAGTGCATTTGCCGGGCGTTTGTGCATCTTCCCGGAAAAGAAAAATACCGACCGTCCAGAAGGACAATCGGTATTTTTGGTGGAGCAGAGCAGAGCTTAAACGAACACTCAGCCTCGTTATTCTCTACTGCGTTAACTGCGGATTCTATTGGGATCTGGATTGTATTTTTATTGCCGGAGAAGCTGAACACCAGCCGCAGATCATCGTCATAAGCATACACCGCGACCAGGAATGTGTCAAATAGGCGCGCTTGGTACTTCTTATCGTGAACATCACCATCTCGGAACATCTCCAAGCCGGATATGATGTCATCGCGGCTGACGGTCACAATATCCGCCCGAGCCGCCGCAATCTTGGCCTTGATGGTGGCGCGCTCGGATTCCAACTCGACCAGCCTGCTTTTCGTGGTTTCGGTGATGATGCCCTGCTCGATGGCGGACATGATGTTTTTTATGCCATGCTCCGTGCCGGCGAGTTGGTCTTCCAAAATGCCGACCTTGCTCTCGGCTTCCTTGCGCTCATTGTAGGCGACCGTGCTGTCGGCAATCCACTCGATAACATCGTCCTTCAGAGCGTAGTCCTTGATGGCCTGGGCGACCTGCAGCTCAATTTCATCTCGGCGCACATTCTTTTTGTCGCAGGTCTTTTCCGTTCGACGCTTCTGGCAGACGTAGTAGTAATGCAGGTTGCCGGAGCGTCCGGTGCCGGAGACGCCAGTCATGGGGCTTTTACAATGCCCGCAGAACAGCTTGCCGGTGAGCAGATAGTCACCATTGACGCGGTGACGCCCTTGCGGATTCTTCTTCGTGGTGATCACCTCCTGGACCTTGAAGTAAAGCTCGTCACTGACGATCCTCGGTATTCCGCCCTCTTTGCGGACATCGCCGTAAATATAAATGCCGCGGTATCTCTCGTTGGAAAGGATCTTCTGAAAGCTCGACCGCCCCCACGGGCGACCGTACGAGGTCTTGATTCCCCGGGCATTCAGGCTGGCCATGATATCAACGAAAGCCTCACCGCAGGAAACGCGAGTGAATATCTCCCGGATAACCGCAGCTTTCGGCTCGTCGATGGCATAGTGCAGCGTTTCGTCCGCTTTATAGCCGTAGGGCAGATGGCCGTTCGCCACCATGCAATTCGCGGCGTTGTCATATAGGCCGCGCTTGATGTCCTCGGCCATGTTCTCGGAATAGAACTGGTTGACATTCATCATCGAGCGGGCGGCGAAGCGTCCAGCCGCAGTATCGTCGAAATCCTCCTCCACATAGAGAACGCGAACGCCCAGATCCTGAAGCCGAGCTTCGTTGATCAGAGCCTCCAGCATATTGCGCCCCATGCGGTTAGACTTCCACGCGATTACATAGCGGAACTTCCCTTTTGCAGCGTCAGTCATCATGCGCTGGAAGTCACGGCGCTTGTCGGTGCGGCCAGAAACGGCGCGGTCGGCATAGGTGTCAATGATCCTGATGCCATACTCCGCCGCCAGCTCGTAGCCCTTTTCGAACTGCTGCTCTACGGAAATGTCCTTCTGGTTGTGGCTGCTGTACCGGCCATAGAGAACGCCCGGCTCTTCGATTTCCAGCTTCTTGCCCCGCTTCGGCTTCGCCGGGTGCTTTGCAGGTTTTCTCGGCAACAGCGCCACCCCCTTCTAACGATAGATTTGCAGTAGTAGATATTCAGAATCAGAAACAGATTACAGATACAGTCTCAGATACAGATACAGGTACAGAGACAGTGCGCGCACGATCGCGCGCACACGCACGCGCGCACGCGAGGTATCGGTACGGTATGGATACGGTATAGATACGGTATAGATACCATATCTACAAAGTACTAGCTCAAGCTGTCAATTCGTGCATTGATAGCATCAACAAGAACGTTTATTTCATCCTGAGTAAGTATGCTGTCATAATCAGAGTAATCTATCCCTTCTTCTGCTTTTTCACGGTAGTAATAATACTGGGTCGATGTTGCCGTTAAATCTTTCTCTGGTGATACAATCATCTGCAGACTGATTTCAAAATCGTCCAAATGCTCCCGCTGCACATCCTCGGTATAAAACATGAAGTAAATATGTTCGCTGTTGTAAATTGTTTTGAGTTGAGATAGGCGATCGCTGGATAGGCTGTTGTTCGGGCTTGACAGATATGCGTTAACTCCGAATTCTGCTTGCATATCTCCCAAATCTCTTTTCAACATCCAGTATATATCGTCATCCGAGATATTATCTCTGTCTACAGTCGCAACGCAATAGCCGGTATAACCGTGATCGGCATAGACCTCGCAAAATGAAACGGCAGACAGAGCGATCGTCGTATCTTTATAGGCTATATCCCCGGGCAGGGAGGTTATCGTGATTGCATCCGGTTGTTTCGGCGTAGAACTACAGCCGGCAAAAACCGAGGCACAAAAGGCAAGCAGAAAAAGCCAGACCCACCTTCCTTTTGTTAAAGATTTTCTTAATTCACTGTACTGTCTGTACTTAGTCACAAAAACGCCTCCTTTTTTTCTCAAACTCCCGCTCCTACACCATAACACGGCGCGAAGTCAGTCGAAAGTGATAATATATCTTTTCTAAGCGAAACTGCATAAATTTTGATAGAATAACGATGCCGTAGATGGCAATTTTGCAAAGAAAGGAGTCCGGGCATGGGACACGATCATCAATCGGAAGCAGCAGCGAGGAGTATATTGAAAACGCTGCTCGCGGCCGAGCTGTTCTCAAAGCTTTCCGAAAGCCAGCAGGATATGATAATCAGCCAGCTAAAAGCCCTTTTATCACGTTGATGATGATATCTTGCTTTTCCGGGGTCAGCAGCTCGAATAGCTCAATATACTCTTTTGTGCGCCCATCGCTCGTTTCAGCGGTGGGCGTTACGCTTCTTTCCATGCTGACATCATACCCCATAAGCCAGGCTTCGGAAACGCCGAGTGCGAGGCCGAGGATTGTGAGCTTGTCCTGCCCGGGAAGGGTCTTCCCTGAAACATACTGGCTCAAATCGTTCTTGTTGAGCTTTACGTCAAACCGTTTGCAATAAGGCTCTGCAGCGTGAAGAATATCGACCTGGCGCATCTTCTTGATGTCCATGATTTGCTTCAAACGCTGAGAAGTGCTGTACTCTTTCATCGGTCTATCCTCCCCTTGCAGATGACATCATTATAAAGGGCTTTGAATAAAAGTTCAATAGTGAAAAGAAAAAAAGTTCAACTTTTTTGAAAAAATGTGTTGCAAATCATCAAGGCGTGTGGTATTCTAACGACAGGTTCAAGGAAATTGAACTTTTGAACAAGCTGAAAGGAGGATAAAAATGGCGTACGATTACAGCAAGCTCTTGGGTCGCATCACCGAAAAGTTTGGAACGCAGGCTCGCTTTTCCGGCGCGATGGGAATGTCTGAGCGCAGTCTTTCTCTGAAGCTCAACAGCAAAGTACCGTTTAAGCAGCCGGAGATTTCCAAGGCCTGTTCTCTGCTGGAGATTGGCGATTCCGACATTCCTGCTTATTTTTTTACCATTGAAGTTCAATAACTTTGAACTAATGGGAGAGAGGAGGTTCCGATGCAGGTCGCAAAGTTTACGCCAACCAAGGAAAGCGAGCTGGTGAACGAAGTACATATCAACACGGCGGAGATTCCTGATTTTGTACGGGACAACCTCGCCGCAGCGACGCTGGATCTGATTCACGGAATACTTCGGCAGCCAGGTGGGCGCGAAGCGCTGGACGCAAAAACCGCAGCCAGACGCGCAGTCAGATCCGCAAAATGAAGGGAGTTGAAAGAATGGCATATTACCGGACTTGCCCGCTTTGCGGGAGCAATAATGACCCGGGCGAAGCCTGTGATTGCCGCGAAACGAAAAAAGAGGTCGCCCCGCTGCATCGGGAACGACCTCGGGCAAATGCTTACCCACAGTCAGTTTACCAACCGCTCTGTGCGAAGTCAAGAGGTGAGGGGGTGCTACCGTGGCAGAAGAGTTGAGAGAGCTCCGGCTTTCCAAGCAGATACCAGCCAAGGATATGGTCGCGGTGGTACAAGCCATCTACCCCAAGTACGACAAGACCGTTCAAAGCAAGTGCGAGAACGGAGACGCCTACGGAGTGAGCCTGCGGCCAGACGCGATGGCGGCGCTTTATTCGCACTTCGCACCGGAGCTGGCAGAGAGCCGCAAGACGGCCAAAAAGGACGCGCACCGGCTGACCTGTCGTATCTCGGCAAGGCTTGAAACCGCCGACTACGAGGCGTTGCAACGGTTGATAGAGGCTGAGGGCTACGCCACCACACAGGACTGGCTGACCGCTACCGTCCGCCGCTACATCGCAGAGGCAGGTGAAACCGAATGAACTACGATCTGCCAGACCACCCCGTTATCCAAAACATGGAGCGCACCGGCTACCCGGACGGCAAGGAGCCGACCTTCCCGATTTGCCCCGTCTGTGGTGAAGAGTGCGAGGAAATTTTCAGAGACAAAGATTTGAATATCGTCGGCTGCGATATCTGCATCAAGCAGTCCGACGCATGGGAGGAGCCGGAGTGCTTCCCCGGAAAGGAGTATTGATGAAAGGACTGGTTATCACCACCGAAAACAAGATGCAGGTCAGGGAGTTCGGCGAGCCTGCTTATGAGACCATCGGAAAGGCTGTCGGCGGATGGATCGAGGTCGTACACCCGAAGGGCCTGCCCGGTCCGTTCTGCATGGTCGTCAACGAGGAAGGACTGCTGCGCGGTCTGCCGCTCAATTTGTTCGGCTGCATTCTCTACGATACCGTGCGCCACGGAAATCCCATTGTCGGAGACATCGTGATTCTCAAAGAAGGCTTCACCACGCCCGGCGAGAGAGACTTTATCGGGCTGGACGAGGACGACATCAAATTCCTCGGCGCAATGGCCGTCAGTCTGAGCGGCGGCGGTATCAAGTGGGAAAGCGAGGCGCGGTAATGGCAAGGTTCTATTTTACATACGGCACGGACGGTCAGCCGTTTTTCGGAGGCTGGACTGAGGTCGAAGCACCGGACGCTCACGCGGCCTGCGCGGCATTCCGCGCCTATCATCCCGATAAGACCAAGGGCTTAGTGAATTGCTCCAGCATCTATGACGAGGAGAAGTTCAAGCTGACCGAAATGTACCGGGAAAGCAATTTCGGTTTCCGGTGCCATGAAATCATCACTCTGCGGCGCGAAGCCGCTACCAACTGAAAGGAGCTATCACCATGATCAGAAACCCGAACGACATCCAGGAGGGCGCGAAGAAAATCCGCATGCTGATCGCCGGTTATCCCGGCATC